CTCAAGGGCGGCGGCAACATCGTCATCCCTCGCCTCCTCTCTGGCCTGCTTGCGACCCTTGCGGCGAGCCAGCAGGCCCTTGCCCCACCACGCCATCAGGCCCACTAGGCCCGCCACCAGACCCTGAACGATCTGATTGTTCAGCAGCGCGTCGATCACGAATTCCATCAAACAGCTCCCATGCCACAACAACCAAAACGGACAGCCCCAGTGCCGCCGCTTCCGTGGCGGACTTACTGGCCGAAGCCGGTATCCACCCGTTGTGTGCGGCGATAATGACCAGCGGAGTAATCAGCGGCCGGATAAACGCCCGCAGGGCCAGCGTAGTCGCTGACCCTGTGAGCTTTGCAAACCGATCCACTGCCGCTGACCCCAGTCACCGAAGCGAAGGGGCTTACGACCGGCTATCCGTTGCCAGCGTTACCGAATACTCAGGGGCGCTGTTGCTGGAGCCGGGGCCGTTACGAATGCCGGAAGGCGTGACAGCCGGTTGATCCTTCGGCGTGTGCGCCTTGGCAAGCTTGATGTACTCTTCGATTTCCTGCCAGTGCTGCTCGGTACGGGCAACGTCGTGAACATTCAACGCGCCGCGCGAGTTGGCGGAATCGCCCTCGCTGACCTCCTGAAACGCCTCTTCGAACAGGCGGGCGATGTCGCGGCAGAACCGATTGGTGACGCGAATGTTGGACTCAAGGCCGACGAACTCGATCTTGTAGAGCCGGTTCTTGCTGTGCGGCGCGTCACGGCGAGGGCGCTGGAGGCCAAACTGCTCGTGATCGCGAATCTCCGCAATGTCCGCTTCAAGACGGCGAATGTCGTGCGACGACATCTCGTTGGTTTCCTCGTTGGCGCTCTCGCATTCGAGGATCTGCTTGCGTGCGTTGAGGATCAACTCACACCATGTCGCCACCAGCATGTTTCTGGTTTCGACAACGTCGGACAGCCACTCGGGGCTGCGGTCTACTACAGGTTCAGCCATAGGAATAACTCCTGCTCAGATTAGGTGCGGACAGAGCCGCAGGTTATGCGAGCAGGAGCAGTCCCCTGCAACCCTGCCCGCAATTCGTGATTGATCACCCGCCACGCGACAGCCGCCTGCCTGATTTCTTGGTGCCGGCATTCTGCTTGCGCTGCCACTCTCGCGTTTTCTTCTGCGCAGCCTCGGCCTTACGCTCCGCTTCACGTTCTGCGTCTTCATTCGCGCGCTTGCTTACACCAGCCAGAACGCTACGGGCTCGCTTCAGCTCTTTTTCAGCCTTGTCGAGTCGCTTCAGCGCGGATTCAAGGTTTCTTCGGTCGCGAAGATTCATTTTCAGCCCTCAGTCAGGAAACCCTCAACGCCAACCCGCCACAAGCGCCGACAAGCGCGACACTGAGGAGCAGGAAGACGAAAGCCGCTGCGTGCCTACATATCATTCCGGCACTAAAACACAGCCCGTACCGTGTGTCTAGCTCGCCCAAACAGCGCGATATCTCGCCTGTAGACCTTGGCAATGTCATGGGCGAGGAGTGCCGATAGGGTGGCCTTCGCCTTGGCCCTGTTCTCGTGCGGCGGCATGGACGGCAAATGCCGGAACATGGCCCGCAAATCCGGCCACCATTCGTCGATATCTTCGATGCAGACAATCCTGTTGGCGTCGCAGCCAAGCCAGTCCGTGTAGGGCGTCGTATGCACGTCGAAGTACAGGTCGCGCTTCACCTCCAGCCACCAGTCTTCGATGGGCACGTCCGGCCATCCGTGGGCGTGGGCCGACACGGCCCGCTCAACAGGGTCTCGAATCACGGCCAGTCGGCAGGCCATCTGGTGCGTCTTCTCCCTGACCACGCCATTGCTGCAGGCCAGCGCCTTGCGCATCGTCATCGACCCGCACTTAGGCACGCCGATGAAGGCGAAGCTCTTGTTCGGCCAGATCCAGTTATAGCGCGGCGCGGCGGCCATCTTCGGCTTCATTGCTTGGCCCTCCACTTTTCCCATTCCTTCCGGCCAAGCACCTTGATCTGATCGCCATCGTCGAGCGTGCGGAACCATTCCCAGTAGGTCATGGATCGCGGCACCTGCCCGTTCATCGAGGCCCTAGTAGCAGCAGGGACTTTCAGCTTGTCCGAAGGCTTCAGGGCGTCGTATTCCTTCAGCACCGGCACGAGTGTAGTTCGACAGTTCCAGTGCCATGGTGGTGGGCCGGGGAAACTGGGGGAATCGAGCGGCCACGACATGCCGTCGCGGTCCCTGCAGGTTTCCGATGTTCGTAGGTCGAGGGTGGCCACGGCCTGCACAGCCTTGATCACGTCGCTGTTGCGTTTCAGGGTTTCTAGGCGGGCCATGTTGGTGGTGGACTGGACACTCGTGCGTACCTGCGCTTCGGCATGGCGGCGAAGCTGGCGGCTGGCCATGGACCAGTCGGAGATCATTTCCTGATTGGTGCGGCCGAGCAGCACGCCTTGGCGGGTTATGTCGGAGAATCGCTCGAAAGTGCGCCGCGACTGACGCCGCCACCACTCCTCGGCTGGCGCTCCCATGACCACGGCCCTGCGATTGACCGCCGTCACGAAAGCCTCCGACGAAGGGGCCGTAGCCAAAGGCCCGCCAACCGCAATGTTTATCGCCTGCGCCGTGGCCTGCGCCTCGGACACAATGAGCGCCGACTGCTGCCGCAACGCTTCAGCCTCCGCTGCCGATACGTTGGCCTTGATGGTGTCGCGAGCCTGCTTCAGCAGCTTTCGGTAATTGGCCCGCGAAGACTGGGCAAGGATGCCAGTAAGCTGTTGCTCCAGACGGATCAGGTGGGCGAGGGCTCTTTGCTGCGCTTCTCCTGTACTACGCATGACCTCCGCAGAGCGCAGTGTTACCTGTGAGGCGAGGGCCTCATTCAGCGTCAGTTGGCGGGACATCTCGGCGCATACCTTCCTGCTCTATTTTCTCCAGCTCCGATTCCACGGTAGCCGAATCAGGCAGCACCTCACCCTGCCGCATGTTGTAGAACAGGGTCTCGTAGCTGATAGAGCCCGCCAGCCAAGAGTTCATCAGCGCCGTCAGCATGGGCGCATCGATGCGCGTGTCAACGTAGTCCTGATTCATCTCTACCGAAGCGGAGTCCTCGATGCCCTGCCAGCGAAGCCAGTGACGGATCAGGTCCGTCATGGATTCCGAGGCGGCCTGAGCCAGCGAGGCCAAAGTCCCGCTCTCCGCGCTCTGGTAAATGCGCGCCGTTTCTGCCGCCTCCACGCCGCTGCGCGGTGGCCTGAGCATCCGTGCGCCCATCGTTGCCATCTGTTCCTGCTTCTCGGCAAGGGCCGCCTGCAGGTTGGTCAGGCCGGAGCCGGTGAACTCCAAAAAGCCCGCCCTCGCAGAAGGATTGTCAGATACCCACGCCCTCGTGGAGCCAATGGTCAGCTCCATGTCGACATCGAAGCCCGCAACCCAAGGCGTAGGAAGACCAGTGAAGTGCCGGCCATGCTCAAGATCCGCGCTGGACCGATAGTGGCTGGCGTTGATCTCAGCGATCGACATGAGCAGGGGCGATTCGCAGGTCGGCACATTGCCCTTCGGCGTGAAGAACACGAAGGGGATGCGCTCAAGCGGCTGCCCGACTTTCAACGGCACAATGTCATCGTCAACAAGCTCGGTGCCCAGCTCGGTGTTGCCCTTGCTGCCCTTCACGACCTGCCGGTATCTGGACTGCATGTATACGCCATCGACCAGTTCGAGCACTCGGTAGTAGGTGACAAGCTGCGTGCCGTATCGGTTCTGCGCCTCCTCCTCCGTCTCCCGCAACACGACCATGGTCAGGATGATCTCGTCGTTCACGCGCTCGAATCGCCAGTTGAGAATGTCCTCGGCCTTGTACATGACGAAGTACGGCACGTCGCCGCCAGTCATCGGAAGATCCACAAGCACCCCGCACCGGCTGACAGCGATCAGCTCACTGAGCACGTTGCGCACGAAAGTCTGGAAGGAGTAGCCGTCCGGCGTTATCTGCCGGAACGCTTCCTTGTGCCTTTCCTCATCGAAGTCGGAGAAAACGGGTGGTTTGGAGAGAATCGCGCCGAGCATCGCCTGATGCGTGCGCTTTGTCGCATCGTAGTACAGGGCACGCAGCTTGTACGCATCGTACTCGTCGTCATCCTGTTCGGAGAGACGCGGCAGGTACTTCTGGCCCTGCTCCTTGATCCGGCGAGAACCCGCCAAGTGATCACGCAGGATTTCCCACTCGTCCATGTAGTACGTGTACTCAATGTGCTGTGTAGCAACACCGGAGCCCACCTGTGTGATCGACTTGACCATGTCAGATTCCCTTTATCCGGCGCACCTTCAGTTCCCGCACAAGGTTCATGCAGCGATAGCGCACCTCGTCTGCAATGTGATCCTCGGAGTCCGTCGCAACGTCGTCGATGCGCTTGTCGTCGCGTGGGGCCACCGGAACAGTACGCCAGAACTCGCGGCAGGTGTCGAATGCTATCAGCCCCGGCCTCTCCATTACAGGCTGCGCAGCAGCAGCGAACATCTCGCGCATACACTCCCAGCCATTCGTCCTAGAGCCCGGACGCTTGTCCGCAGGCTGCCACTTCACGCCAGCCGAGGCCATGTTGTCGCCGATCGATACCCCATCCTCGGCGTTGTAGATCGCTGAGTCCGCAGGCCCCGGCCGAGGAGTCACGGCGATCATGCCGCTGTCCCTCATTCGCTTCTCGCGATTCAGGATGCCCTTGGCCACGTCCTTGGCCAGCATCTTCAGGCCCACGTTGGGCTCGCCTGTCGAGCCGTACCATTCCGCGATCCGAAACACTGTCCCACGTGGAACAATGATCCGACACCCGTTCTGAGCAATAGCCTCGTCGCCATTGCTCTCCGCATACCAGCCCACGGAAAAGGGCCGGCTGCTGCCCCAGTCGAAAGCACGGTCTACGCGCCACGAGGCAGGAATCTTGAAAGGTGGGCAAATAGAGCCCGTCCCCCAAACCAAGCCGCCATGCTCGTGCGGCGTCTTCGTGTCTAGTACATCGTCGAACATGCCGCCGGCCACGATGGACCAGTCACCTTCGACCCATGCCTTGACCAGCCATGCTGGGCCGGCGTCCTTGAGTCGAGAGAGATAGCCGGGGTCGTTTTCGGCGAGGGCAGGGTTGTCTTTGAGCAGGGATGGGATGAAGACACGGCTCTTGTAGGTCTTCGTGTCCTCATCGTACTCCTTGATAATTTCGTAGGGCCGCGCAGGATCGATGTACCGCGCCTTGACCCAGTTGTGGCCGGCACCTCCGGGGTTTCCGGTGGCGAGGATGCGCAGCTCGCCGGCCGGCACGACAGCAGAGCGCACGCACGCCTTGACCTTCTTGATTGGGGCTTCGTTGGCCCAGTTCGTGATCTCGTCGAATGCCATCCACGAATACTGGTGGCCCTGATAGTCGTCGGCGTCAGCGTCCCTGTTCAGGTGCCGGAACTTGACCACAGCCCCGTTCGGCATCCGGCATTCCTGCGCGACGATCTGGCCGCCAGCGGATCGCGTCACCTCGCGGAAGGTGGCGACGACCTCTTCGAGTTCCTTGTAGGACTTCCGGAAGATGACGCCTTTGGCATGACGCCCGTGCTTCGCCTGATGCTTGACCCAGTCCAGCGCGAGTACGAACGTCTTGCCGCCGCCACGCGCGCCGCCGAAGAACACCTCTTCGATGGGGCAGGATAGGAAGGCTGCCTGCGGCCCCGGCTGGGGCCGATATGCTACTGGTCGCTCACCACGCTCTGTGGCGAATCCAGCCTCTCCGGTGGGGAGAACCGCGCCGTCCATTCATCCTCCGGAAGTGTTGCAGGGACTTCGATAACTGATGAGCTGGTAGCGTCTTCGACGACCGGAATGTTCGGGTTCCGGTCGGTGCGCGTCATCTCGTACCAGCGGATGGCGGCCATGTCGCCGCCGATGGCCCTCTGGAACAGGGCGTTGGATACCTGAAGGTCCGCCTCGGCCTTGCCAAGCTCGTAGGCTTGTTCGGCTTCGGGGAAGAGCTTGAGCCGCTTGCTGAACGTCGGCTGCGTGATGCCGATCAGGGCGGCGATTGCCTTGTGGCGTAAGCCAAGACCGGCGGCCCTCCGGATCAGGTTTCTGCCCTCCTCGGTGAACTCGCCGGTCTCCGTATCGCAAAAGTCGCCCGCAGCAGGGCGGCCGACACGCGCCATGGTTTACGTGTTGGCGTTGATGATGCGCCGGATCGCTGCCGTGGACAGCTCGCCGCCACCTGCGCCGGTACGCGCTACCTCGTCGAAGATCGTGCCGCGCTGTTCACGAGTTGCGCCCGGAGCCACGTCGTCAATGAGGTTGCCCACGAATTGCGCGGCCGCATTGTCGAGGCCCCCGCCCACTGCGGCACCGCCGCCACCTGAAGGTGTACCCATCGCTAAAACCCTCGTTCTTGATCAAGATCCTGAGCCGCCGTGGCTCGGTTGGCCACGCCAACAAAGCGTGTCCCATGTCTTGTACACAACTCCTGCCCTAGAATCAAGCCGGGTTCGCCGCCGTAGACCACGAGCGATTCAGGCTTGATCAGGTCCAGCGCTGTGCCTACCAGTGCTCGCATGTCGTCAGGGTCCGCGCCCTTGCCGCCCTGCCCTGATTTCATCGTTCGGCCCCCAATCGTCTGAAGCTGCACGGAGACTACCGGGCAGTGTTTTGGTATGGGCGCGAGGAACGCTTCGATGGTGTCCAGCGAACCGAAGGACAGGTTGGGGATGATTGGCAGGCCGGCCTCTTGCCAGTAGCGGGCGCAGTAGTAATTCCGGTAGGTGTTCCAGACGTTCATGGGCAGGGGCCACGAATCGATGTTCCGTGAGAAGTCCGGCATCACGAGGCCCCAGACGTTGGAGTTCAGGAACCGCTGCGTGTTCTCCTTGAGCTTCGACCAGACCCGCTCAAACCGCGAATCGTCGATGTAGAACGAGATCAGGGTGTTCGCCGGATCGAGGCCCTTGGTGCTCTCGCGACCGAACAGGTGGTAGTGCATCTGGCCCTTGCCGAGTGGCGGGGTCCGGTGGCGATTCATCCAGACCACAAACTCTTCCGGCAGCTCGTCGACGAGCATGTGCTCCTTGAGTCGCGGCAGCTCGAAGGGTCCGACGTACTCCTCTGGCTGGAGCAGGATGGATTCCTTCAGCTCGCGGGCCGTGGTGGAGGCTTCGCCGGCCTCGGCCATGATGTCGCGCTCCGCTTCCTCCTCCTCGAAGGCGAGGTACTTGTCCAGCTCCTTCTCGCTGAACCCGATATCAGACACATCGACCTGCTGGCCGTCGAGCGATTGCAGGATCTTGGCGACGGCGTCGAAGTCGCTGCCGGTCATCGCGTTGGTCTGATTATCTGCGAGCAAAAACTTGCGCTTCTGCGCGAGAGACAGCCCGCTCTTCACGATAACAGGGCATTCCACGTCACCACGTTTTTTGTGGGCCATCCACCGACCGTGGCCGGCGAGGATCACAAAATCCTCGTCCACGACGATGGGCTGGATCGATCCGCCCGTGTTCTCCATGGACTTCGCGATCCGATCGATCTGCTTGTCCGTGTGGATCTTGGCGTTGTCAGGGTGTGGCCTGAGTTTGATCGGATCAACAGAGACGATTTCCATCCCGAGGGCTCCTCCAGAATTTCGCATTAGGGGATTTTTGACCCCCATGTACCTGCCAGCAGGATACAAGCTGTTCCTGCGCGCGCGCCAATGTGAAATAACCCTACGTGCTACACGTGTTACACCTGTTACAGCTACACCAAGGGTAAGCTAGTAAAAAATTTTTTAGTAAGTAACCACCCCTCCCCCTGTAACATGTATCTATATGTGAAATCGAACAACCGTCCCGCAATCAACAACTTACACCGGACTCCTCACATTCAACTTTGCTGCAAGGTGCGGCCACACAGGGGGTCCGTTCCAATGTGCCAATGCCAGCTTATGCAAATTGGCTATAGGAACGTGCCCTATCAAATCAAAAAAGTTATCGAACAGGAACCACTCATCACCGACCCGCCAAAGCAGGAAGGCGTTGTCCCAGTCCTGCAGGAACCGCCTCTGCTCCGGTTTGAAGTGCGGCAGCGTCTGCACGCGCCCCTTTTTCGCGGCTCGCGGCGACCATTTCAGCTCCATCCAGCCATGCTCGAAGCACACATCAGGGATGCCGGCTGGGTAGCGGGCCTCGACCCTCGTCGCCTTCCACAGGCCGCGCATCCCATCCCTGACCACATGCCATACATGCGTCTTCTCGCTCATTGCACCTTCTCCACCTCGCCCCACGACGGCCCCATCTCAGGGTCCACCCTCATCTGCACCTTCAACTGGTCGGAGTACACCTCCTCCATAATCCCCCGCCACCAAAGCGCCTGCCCTTTATCCAGCAGTGAAAAATCAAGCTCGTCATGCACGGTCAGAAGCGGTAGCTCCAACCCCTCTTCCACGCCGGTCACGAGCGCCCTCTTCATAATGTCGGCAGCGCCTCCCTGTATCACCGCGTTGAGGCCCTTGTAGGCGAAGCGGGTATCTTTGAAGCGCCGGTAGCGGCCCCCAATGGTCCGCACCCTGCCCTTGGTCTCGGCGAGGCGCGTAACCATCTTGGCGAGCTGGCGCAGGTAGGGCGCGGAGTCGTGGAAGGCCCAGTAGGCCCTCTCTGCTTCTTCTCGGGCCACGTTCATCTGGTCGGCCAGCTTGTCGATGCCCATGCCGTAGATCGAGCCCAGATAGATAGCCTTCACTGCGTTGCGGTCGAGCCATGGCGGCATCGTCTTCATCATGCCGTCGTAGCAGTCGAGGTCGGGGTTGTCCGCGTAGGCGTTGATCATGTCCATGGCCCCACGCAGATTCGCGGCGTAGGTCAGGACGAGGCGGGGCTCGATCTGGGACAGCCGGCCCGTAACAGTCCCATACTCATCGCCCCTGAGCTGGTTGAACTGGCAGTGCAGACGGCCGCGCACGAGGTTCTTGCTGATCGCGTTGTCCAGAAAGGTGCCGATGAGCTTGTCGAGCCGCCGCGCCTTCACGATCTTCTGCGCGGTAGGCCACTGGCAGGACTCCAGAAACTGGCGCGTGAACGAAGGGTTGCCCTTCTCTGTTCTTGGGTACGCAACGCCCGCGCCATCAAACGCCTCCGCAATAGAGGCAGCGGCCCAGATGTTCACGTCGCCCAACTCGTGCAGCAGGCCGTCCCTGTCAGCGGCGAACTTGCGGCGCAGCGCGGCGAGGTGCTCCTCGTCGATCCGCACGCCACGGCGTTTCATGCGCAGCAGGATCGGCTGCAGGCGGCGTTCGAGGTCGAAGATTTCCCACAGACCCTCTTCCCGCAAAACCTCGCGCTGCTTTTTCCACACGGCCAGCGCCAGCGCGGCGTCTTCCTCGGCGTAGGGCGCGACGATGCGTGAAGGGCATCGCCAGATGTTCTTGGCCTGAGCGCGGCGCGTTGGATTGCCGCCGAAGTGCTCAGCGCAGAACCGATACAGGGCGTCTTCGTTCTTCCCTGTCCCCAGATAGCGCTCGCCGAGGTCGCCAAGCCCGTAAGTCGTCTCTTCGTCGATCAGGGGCTCAGCCACCTGAACGTCGTACCACGGCACATGGTAGAAGGTGACGCCGAACTCCTCTTCGATCCAGTCGAGGTCGTAGATCAGGTTCGCGCCCACGACGCCGGTACAGAGCCGCGCATGGTCGCTAAGAACTCGCTGCAGAGTGTTCCAGTCGGTGTTTTCGGATTCGGGGTGGGTTAGGGAGTAGTAGATGCCTCTTGGTTTGGCTTCGGAGGCAATCGCTATGCCGCAGATGTGGCCGTCGCCTCTCCTGACACCAGCGCCCCTTGTTTTTAGGTCGGGGTCTTTGGTTTCAATGTCGATCGATATCAGTGCCATCGATAGTGATTACCTCCTTGTGGGCCGATGAGGTACAGGCTCTGCTTGGCTCGTGTTGCCGCCACGTAGAAGACCCTGTGCTCTTCGTCGGGCTTCATAAGCATGGTGTCCACGCTCTTTGGTGAGATATCGGACAGGCAGGCTACGTGCTCAGCCTCCATGCCCTTGCAGCCGTGTATCGTCGACACACGGACCCTTGGGTTGCGGATATCCTCGCCGGCTGCTCTGGCCTTGCGGATGAAGGAGACGACGCGGGACGGTATGCGGTCGAGGGCTTCGTACCAGACGGCGTCGGTAGGCATATCCTTGATGCCGTACTTCAGGCCCTTCTGTGCTGTTGCGGGAAGGCCGAGGCCGAGGCGGTATATCTGGTTCACCTGTCGCGCATTCAGCTTCTCGCCGTGCCGCATCTTTTCCCAGTTGACGATCACGTTGAGGTAGTTGTCGTTCACCAGCTTTCCGTTCAGGAAGTAGGGCACCCCCTGCTTGCGCAGCAGCTCTTCGAATACGGGCAGGTCGTGCCTGTTGCGGCCCAGCAAGAGCCACGAGCCCTCCTTCACCGGCAGGTTCTGCATGGCGTAGCTCGCCACGGTCTTCACGCAGCCGCCTTCGGCGTGCGGTCGCCACTCCTTGGCGTAGCGCCGGCTCACGCGCCCAATAAGGCCCGCAGCAAAGTCAAAGATCGCCCTCGGCAGGCGATAGGACTTGTCGAGCACGATGACTTCGTCGGCCTCATCGCCCAGCCGCTGGAAAGCATCAAGAGACGCGCCGGCCCATTCGTGGATCGTCTGGTCATCATCCCCCGCCCAGTAAACGTCCGCGTGATCAGGAGTAAGCGCTCTCACGACGCGCCACTGCAGGTCGGTCAGATCCTGCGCCTCGTCCACGATCATTACGTCCACATCAAGCGAGCCCGCACGAGCCCCACGCTCCAGCATGTCGGTGTAGTCGAACAGGCCGTGGGCCAGCTTGTAGGCTTCTAGGGTCTTGGCGTATTCGCGGACCTGATAGGGGTTCACATGAGCGCGTAACAGGCGCTGCGTTTCGTCGAGAGGCAGGCACCGCATTCTGGCCTGCTCGGCGACGTGCCGTGCCATGCGGCCGCTGCCACCTTCGAGGTGGACGGGGAAGCCGAGAAGCTCCTGCAGCTCCGCGTAGTCCCTGTTGTCCATGACGTGCCGGCGCTTCATGCCGGTGTGGTGAAAGCACATGGAGTGCAGTGTTCGGAAGTAGGGGAACTTCTGGCCGGGGAATCGAGCCGATGCTCGCTCTACGGCCTCGTCGGCCCCTGCGACGTATCAGCCAACGGGCGTGAGTTTATCCAGTGCCGAACGATCTTGCGGTACTTCGCTGGCCGATAGGCGCAATCCTGTTGAACCTCCATGACATCCATCGCAACCATGTTTGAGAGAGCGGCCCGCACAGAATCGCGCCTAGCGCCCAACTGCTCAGCGATTTGTGTTGCAGTCACCCACTCCAAGTTTTCCACGGCCTCAGTGGCCATGATCTTTTCCGCAAGCGTCATGCTGATTCTCCTCTGGCTTTGGCAAGAGCCTTCTTCGCTACTTCTTTCGCGGGATGGTCTGGGCCTGTGTCCTCCTCAAGAAACATCACCAGCGCTGCATACAGATCAGGGGCAGCAGCGATCAAGTCGTAGTCGTCAAGGTTTGTGCAATAGATGCCGTCATCGTCCATCGTGTAATACAGAATGTGTTTTCTGGTTGCTGTTTGTCTCAGAAGGGAATACGGGCCGTATTCCCACTCCCATGGCCCTTTTGTGTGGCTCATTACATCGACCTCTTTTTTGGCCGAAGATAGAGGACAGCCGAGATTGGCCACGCGAATGCAGCGAAAGTCTCTATGCCAACGAACATGCTGAATTCCGGCGCGGCCCGCGTAAGTGTCTTCACTAGGTAAAACGTGTTGACCGCGCCCAACACGTACAGAATCACTATCCAATAAATCATTGCAGTGGTAACTCCTCTGGTTCCTGTACCTTGAAATCTTCGTCCTGCTCGTCGTCAGGTGGCGACAGCTTCCACCACCGCACCTGCTTCCCCTTGACCCGCGTAGTGCCATACTCCGCGCCAATTTCCCTGAGCTTCGACGACACCTTCGCAGTGCTGTACTGCGTGAATTTCCGCGCCGACAGATAGTCCATCAGGTCAGACAAGCGGAATACGTACTTACCCTCTTTCTTGTCGAAGTGCGGCACACCGTTGAGCAGGTCTTCGAAGTTCGGGGACGCTGCGTTGTTGGTCAGGAAGTCGCTGAGCATCCCCATAAACGCCCCACTCGATCCGGAGTCGGCCGGCATGTGGACGATTTCGAGATTCTCCTCCAGCATCTTCTGCAGTATCTCCTGCCATTCGGAGTTCTTCATCTGCCCGATAATCCGGTCCAGCGATTCCAGCGCGGCGCGTTTCAGGAGCTGGAAATTAAGGAGCTGATCGGTGCTTAATTCGATGCGGTGGTCGTCGATCTCCAAGTACCAGATAACAGGGTCCGTCATCACCTTGATGACGCGCTGGATGTTCGCGGATATCTCGCCGCCGCTCCCTATCCCGTACTTCCGCTTCTTGCACTCCGACTTGTTGCAGTGTGAGCACAGCGGCTCAACATCGCATTGGTAGAAATACTCGATCTTGTCGACTTGATTGGCGACCGTGATTACCCAAGCGCCGCCCACTCTTTCTGCGTGGCCTGCATCGCTTCGGCCATGTCGAGAAACGCATCGAGCGACTTGCCGCTGACCAGCTTCCGCGTGTCGCCGAAGTACGGCATGTTGATCCAGTTCCCGACATCATTTTCATTGGCCAGCTTCACCTGTCTGGGGAACAGGTCCGCCTTGGGGCTGCCCAGTAGCTTCAGGACACAGGACACCTGCTTTTTCGCGAACTTCGCCGGCACCTTCTCCTTGAAGAACGCCGTGAGGTGGAAGCCGCCGCTCTTGCTGTGCAGGCACAGCATGGGAAGCTGATAGTCCCGCACAACCTGCTTGATCGTTTCGAGAGAAAATCCGTAGTCGTCGATATCGATCACGGCAAAGCTGACCATGCCGTTGTCATCGATGGGGACTATGCCGAGCGATTGTTCGCCGGAAAGGTGTGCGTGCCAAAGCTCCGGTGTGACCATGTCTTTGACGGTCAGGGCTTGGCCTTCGAGCTTGCCTGTTTCGGGGTTTGGGGTGGAGTTGGTGGTGTACTGGCCGTAGGCCCTGTCGAGCCCATCGTACAACGCGGCCATGCGCTGTACCTGTTCTTCTGTTGGCTGCATAAAGAGGCTCCAGATGAAAAAGGGGCCGAAGCCCCTTTACAAGATACCCGCGATCCTACTGGTGCGGAACCTCCTCTTCCTCGGATTCGCCGGTCTCAGCCTGCGCGGCATAGTCGACGCGGTACTTGTCGAGCGACTTGTACAGGTCATAGGCCATGTTGAACAGGGCGTCTTCAGGGGTCAGGGGCTCATCGTCGAGACGCTGCACCGTCCAGTTGCCCCACGTGTTGCCCTTGCTCGATTCTTCCGCAACCCCGATCCGATACTTCCTCGCGAACATCGGCGCAATGAACTTGCTGCCATCTTTCTTCGGCCACTTCACATCCTGCGCCATGCTCATCCACTGCTTCGCCTTCTTCAGGCCGGTGGACTTCATGGAGATCATCGCCGGATACCAGTCACCGTTCCCGCCCTGCGCAAGGCAGTAGAAAGATCGCGTCTCCACGATCTGCGTGCCGTCGTCAGTGATCGATCGGTTCTTGTCGTCGCGCCGCTTCAGGATCTCCGGATCGTAGTCATCGTGAATGGCCACGAGGCCACCGCCGTTCTCGCGAAGATTGAACTCCAGATACTTGCGCTCGTACTTCACGGGGATCACGGTGACGCCATCCTCGAAAATCTCGCCGGTCACAGAGTTGAACAGTTGATTCGTCTGCAGCCCTTCGATGTAGGCAGCATCGGAACGCTTGAGCTGCGGCGACAGCGCTTGCGCGATGTTGATGAACGGAATAGCAAAGTCATCGGCCTGCGTGTTCTCCTGCCCGAGTCCCTCGAACTCATTGGCATCGAACGCAAGCGGCAACTGCTCTTCGGTCTTGCGTACTGCATTTCCCATTGTGGTTCTCCTTGCTCTTTGGCATTTCCGCTTTGGGGGAGACGCCGCCAGTTTTCCGGCGACGAAGTACCAGCCTACTCTGCAGGCTGATTCTGGTCAACGACTCGGCGAAGATATCTCACCTCGTCGTCCAATACGGTCAGGTCGTCCCGTGCTTCGAGGAGTTTTTCCTCTAGCCAATCGGCGTACTCCATGTCGGTGCCGGAGTGCCGATACTCAAAATACAGTGTCGTACTAGTCACGGTAATCCTCCGCTTTCTTGATCAGCCAGCTCAGCTTGTTTCCATACACCTGAGACAGAGACATAAGGGTGATCAGGGCTGGCGTCCGCTCGCCGCGTTCCAGCAGAGACAGCATAGGCACAGAAACCCCGGATTGTTTCGACACCTCGACAAGCGTCATCTTTTTCCGAAGGCGAACCCTGCGCAGCACCTTGCCGATGTTTTTAAGATCCATAAGGATTGCCCTCTGCATCAGCGTCTCTGGGAAACTCCGGAACGAGCAGGTCCACAGGTATACCGTCGAGTTTCATCTTCGTGCAGAACCCGTACTTCTTCACATCAGTAACTCTGTAATGTCGGCGAGCTATAAAAAGGAAGTCATCTACAGCAGTCGGCCAGTGCCACCTTTCCGTCTGGCGATTGCCATAGAGAACAAGGTCGATATCTTTCCTAGCCCCCATCTTGGTCAGGGTGCCACCAGCTACCGCGATGTAGAGCCCAAGCCTCTCCAGCCCCGGAGCAAGGATCTCCGCCATAAACTTCGCATCATGCATTGTGTACATACGTCACACCCGGCCGGTTGTGCGGCACCTGTGGGGCCATCTTGTGAATATCCTTGAGCATGGCCCTTACTCTGCAGAGACACGTTGAAGCAGCGGCTGTAGCAGTAGGGTGGTTGAAGTCAGAGCGCACCTTGAAATCAGAGCCCTTAACATTGACCCGAAGAACAGCACTACACGACCATGTATTGTCTTCGTGCTGATTCAGGTACGGTCGCGCATACTTCGACAGCTCGTCCAGTGTTTGTTCGAGCGTCATCACTTCACCTCCGTGTGATCGAACTCGTACACGGTGAAGCACTCCGGCAGCGGGTTGCCTTCGCGTAGCTGCTCTTTGGCGAAGGCGGTCAGGGTGCCGTGGTGGATGCTTTCTTCTACGACTCGCTCCTTGATCAACGCACCGAAGCCGTTTTCTCGCAGCCATGCGAAGCCCTCTTTCCTGCGGGCCTTGCTGAGAGACGCCTTGACCTTGTGCTCGATCTTGACTGTCAGGCCACCCTCCAGAGAAAAAGACTCCAGCTTCGCCTCCCTCATCTTCTCAGGCAGCACCACCTGCGAGAGGTTGCGCTCCTCCTCGGCCAAGGATTTCAGGGTCTCGTTCAGGCTCGCAATATTGTCCCTGATCCCGATAAGCTCCTCCGCAGTATCGGTCAGGTCTTTAAGCACATCGGCATCAGGTGCCGGCTCGAACTCTTCCAGATCAGTCATAGCACTCTCCGTTGGAGATAGCCTCGAATATCCCGATCCCACTGCAGCACAAAAAACCCCTCGCTCCTGCAAAGAGCTTTGGCCTCTACGGCGGCCTGCATCAGAACAGAAGGCGCACCGCTGCACAGCAGGTAGTCCCTTGGACTGAACGCCAAGTCCCAGAGACGCTTCCGGATTATCGAGGCCACCCGCATATAGTTTTCAGGCGACTCGTTGGCAGGCAACAGAAACTCCAGTTTTCCGAAGTTTTCGGCGTCGTGGTAAGCGAAGCCGAGATCCTGCACGACAACCACTCTAGCAGGGTTTTGCCCTGTGTCAATCATTATTGTCTCCATGTGGGAGGCTAGCAGAGCCGGCCAGTGCTCTCTGTGAGAGCAAAGGGACTTGTGCCCGGTTGCCAGCCATAAAGCTACGCCGTGCAGCTATCTCGGCCGCCGTGGTGCGACCTTCTGACTCGCGTTGACCACAGCATGATCGCTCCTAGAACAACCAGCGCCAGAGTCCCCGGCAGCGGCACGTCAGACGTGTGCGGCGGCACGGTGTTTGGGTCAAAGCTGATCGGCGGTTCATAGAAGCACGTCGGCCACGGCAGACATGGTGCGGTGATCTGCCAGTAATAGTCGCTTGGGTCTGGCCCAAAATTAGGGGACAGCACAGTCTCCCGATCGAACGTCCACTCCACTGCCGGTTTTCCGTCTATAAGGCTCACTTGTTGGCCTCCTGTTCAGATGTACTGCTAGCTATCCAACGGAGCCAGACCGCAAAAGCCAGCCCCGCCGCCATGTATGCAATCGCGCAAATCATTTTTCTACGACCTCGCGTAATCTATGAAGTAGCAGTTGATAACAGCCCACACGTAGCCGAAGGCGGCGGGGTCGTAATGAAGTCCGTCCTTTTCTAAGCAGATAATTAGCACGATGGCACCATGCAGTGCGTATTTCATCGTTTCTTCCCCTCATTGTTGCCCGCGAGGGTTTTGTTCAGCCTGTTCCAAAGGCTCCTTCTGTCGGGATTGCCTCTGTGCAGGTTGTCTGCCTTCATCACTTTCTTGCACTCACGCAGGAGTTTGTTCCTTTCGGCAAGCTGGGCCTGCGCCTTATCTCTTTCGTCTGCAATGCGAACCGCTTCACCTTGCCAGTAGCTTTTGATACGAACCGCCTCGGCAAGCCGGGCCTCTAGCTCGGCGATGCTCTTTTCGCACCATACAAGCTGCTCAACAGTGCTGCCTCTGGTTTGGCTACTAACGCTCATCCTTAACCTCCCCGCCCTGTGGTTCTGGAGGGATCATTCAACTTCTCCTGTGAGCCTGATGGCAAAGGTGGGCTCGAAATCGGGGTTTACTGCTGTGACGAGCCATGCCACGAAGGCATGGACGGCTTCGCACACATCTAGCAGCGGTTCAAAGGCCCAGTGCCTCACGTCTATTACAGGCACTTCTGGGGTCGTCATGTCCACCATGACGGGTACCACTCCAAAGACCCATCCGTAGTGTGTTGGTGTGAAATCGTCGTCCATCACACAACTCCTATCGCAGCGACGTGCGCCATGTTGATGAAGTCGAGAGAGACGCCGCCAAACCGCGCCGTCACGCCCTTATAGTTGCCGATCGCAAACACTTCCCCGCAAGACATGCAGTTGACCAGTGCTTCCATGGTCTCCTCATAGCTATCGTTATTGGGAATGGCCATCACGACCACTTTTTCGGTGCTCAACATCAAACGTACTGTAACCCTCGTCATTTCTTTCTTCCCTCTATTGGTGTTGATCGGAGTCAAGCGCACGGGCGCTCATCATTGCATCAGCCACTTTGTATGCCCATTTTGATGTAAAATCTGGGTCAGTAAGCGTGGGTAATCTCGTCTTCGTGTAGATCGAACAGCTCGTCCCAGTCCTCAAGCTCATGCAGTAGGGCAGTTGCCAGCAAACTCATGTCGTGGCTCTCCTTGGACATCTTGTTTATGGCATCGGCGGCGTCGCCGTGGCCAAGCGCCCGCATATCTACCGCTAGGGCAGGTACATCCATGACCTCTTCCGGTCCTCGGTCGCGGTACGTGTACACGCCAAAGGCATACTTGGCGGTTTCTATCTGCTCCCGAGCCTTAACAAGGAATAGGTTTACTTCAGTGGCAAGCACCTTTGAAACTCCTCGTCTTGCTCACTTCCAAACTTGCTCCCGTAACGCTCCTTTGCTTCACGCAGCCATAGCAGGGTTTCTTCCAGCGCCTCGCGCAAGGAATCCCGCTCCAAACTCTGCGACGACCGCCACCTATTCAGGCTTGGTGGGAACTCGTCCGCTTCGCTATCGCAGTAGTCCCACTTTTCTTCATCCCAGCACGGACCACAAATTGGCCCGCCTTCTGGATGCTCCATCAGATCGGACTCCGGCCATGTGCATTCTTCGGCGCACCATTGGTTTCGGCATCCGTAAAGCGGTGTGTCACTCATTGGCTTTCTCCTGTTGAATAAGGTGCCGGTCTTTCCCGGCTGTCCGTTGGTTCAGAAGCTAACTGCCTGCTTTCAGTTCACGCGGTATTGCGATCCCCTACTGACAGAGCAGCCAGAAGAAGGCACTCACCAAACCTCGCCTCCACCAACTGCGGACGTTATGACGCCACCTTCCGCTGGGCTACCTCTCGCCACTTTCGTTCCCACGACTTCAGCCATTCCTTGGATTTCCCGGCCTTCACATGGGCAGCGCGTTGTTTCTTGAATACTGCTTCGAGCTTCTTCTCTTTCATATCCAGTCCGATACACCATCCTGATTGATCATGTCCGCAATGCCTTTCTTGTCTCGCAGCGCCTGAACGATTTTCGCGTCCATAGTGCCCGGAGCAATTATGTCCACATACGTCACGTTCCTGACCTGACCGATTCGGTGCGCCCTGTCTTCTGACTGCAGACGATGCTCAAGGTCAAAGCTGTTGGCGTAGTACACCACGAGATTGGCCTCGGTGAGCGTAAGCCCCGTACCACCAGCCTGCGGATTGCCGACGAAAAACTGCAGCGCGCTGTCCTGCTTCTGGAACTCCTGCCGGATCTCCGTGCGCTCCTCCGATTTTACCGCGCCGTAAAAGGCACGAGCTGCCCCTGCCCCGAACTGCCGATTCAGCTCTTCGGTGATCGTCTCAATGTCGTGCGTAAATCTTGACCAGATGATCGCCTTGCCGCCGTGGTTCTCCAGCAACTCAACGAGCGCAGCCAGCCTTTGGTTCTTGCCCGCAATGACGCGCTTGTTGCCCTCGTCATCAGTGATAAAACCGGACGTGATCTGCTGCAGCTTCAGGAGCTTGGTCAGCGCAATGGTCGCGGTGATCTTCTCTTCGCCCAACTGGACCCGCATATCAGCGGCCATTTCATCGTAGAGCGCTTTCTGCTCTGGCGTCAGCGGCACCTTGAGGCGCTGGTACAGCTTCTCCGGAAGATCGAGGCAGTCTTTCTTCAGCTTGCGGTACGAGTAGGCTTCGATGCGGGCCGTGAGCTGATCGAGGTTCTTGTACGAAATGATCTGCTTGTGCTCGTAACCACCCATCACGCAATACTCATTGCGGTACGAGTAGAAGGACGAGTGGCCTAGTATGTCGGGGTCTAGGAACGCGAACTGCGAATACAGGTCGATCGGTGACTTGGTGACAGGGGTGCCAGTCATTATGCGCCGGTAGTCCGCCATCTTGCCGAGACGGATAGCGGCTCGCGTGCGCTTCTTGCCCGGAGTCTTAATCGAGGTCGACTCGTCGATGATCACCATCGATTTCATGGCCGTCTTCAGGAAGCGCTCAGCGAACTTTACAGGACGCTCATGGGACAGCGCTTCGTGGTTCATGGTCAACACGCGCAGCCCTGCGAACGGCTCGAAAAGACGCTCCAGCGCATGACGCTCTGCTTTCTTCGGCGTCGACTCCCAGTAAGCGGCCCGCACCTCCACGTAGTCCGGCAGGTGGTTCGGTATCTCGTCAGTGATCCAGTTGGTCTTCACTGAGTTGGGCGTGACTACCAGCACCGAATCGCACCGGCCATTTACATGCAGGTACGCAATGGTGTCCAGCGCAACTTTGGTCTTGCCCGTCCCCTGCTCCATCAGCAAGGCGAAGCTCTCAAGGTCTCTGGAGCGCAGGAATACCTCGGCCTGATGATTGAACGGCGCGGTCTTGAATCGGTAGTCCCTGATGCTTTCGGCAGTTATGCCTTCGGCTTCGGAGCGGGCCTTTAAAGCCTGCTGGTCTTTTTCTCGGCACTTGTCCAGATAGCGCTCTGTCGCCGCGCACATGGGAATGTCGGGCAGCTTGCTACGCAGATAGTCCAACGAGGCACGCGACAGCTTAAACTCCCACTGCTTGGTTTCTCGATTGAACTTCCGGTGCCCCGGTATGCCACGCGCAACATCGACCAACGCTGGGTCGTAGTCGAACGCGAACACCCCACGGCTCTTTCCGTCAGATGTGATTTTCATGTTGTCCCCGCTCCAGTTTTTCGGAGCCAAAAAATAATGGGGTGGCCGAAGCCACCCCAGAAGACTAGTGCAAGGTTTTGGTCAGGTCAAGGTGAGAATCGAACCAATTTTCGAACACCTCTTTGGCGGCTGCGCCGAACAGGGTTTTGAAAATGCCCCAGCGAGGACATAAGAACGATCATCTGCACGTCCTGCTTTTCACGCAGCACCTGCTTTTCGAAGGCCGCGAAAAACTCAGCTTTCGAAGTGGGCTCTCTTTCGCCGGTACCATAGGCTCCGTGAATAGACAGTGCACCGTCAGCCAGCACGAAGATCGCCGGCGAGCTTTTTACTACGTCTTGGTACAGATCGTCTTTGTTCGAGCAAGAGTGCCCAATAAACATGAGCACCTTCATCGGATCAGGTGTCCCGTAGTTGCTGTCGAGAACTTCCTCGTAGAACTTCATGCCATAACCTCCATGACCTCGTTGGCGAAATCCACGTACATAAAAGGCGGCCGCAGGTTTGCAAGGCCCGACAAGAAGTGCATGGAAAACAGCTCGCGCTCTTCCGAAGTCGCCCAGTAGGGAATCTCTCCCTCGTCGTGCGCGATCATAAACGTACACAGCTCCTGACCCCAGAAACGATACTCTTGGATACCCGGTAAGGCGGTAAAGAGTTTCGCATCTGTCAGCACCTCATCAGGTAGCAGGGTCTGGTACACGTCCATCCACAGGAAGTCCGCCGTGATTTCGTCGGCATCTTCGCGTATATCTTCATGGCGAATGAGTATCTTTTCCGCTTCCTTGCGCATCCCGTGGAGCTGCTCGAACAGGCCAATGCAGTCTCCATCTGTTTCATAGACGATGACTTCTTCGACATTGCTCTTGGCTGCCATTCGCAGCGGCGCGTAGCCCAAACCGAGCCCGCCGCAAACAACAAGGCCATTGGCCCTGCGAATGGGCACCCACGCGGACTGCACTTCCATCGGTGTGAGACTCATCCAGAGCCCCGAGCCATCCAGTCGATAAGCAGGCACACGAAGACCGCCGATGTGCATATTGACGTTGAGGTAATCGTCAAGCCTGCCGCGCACGTCCATGTAATGGACGCTGGCTGATCCTGCTCGGATTTTCCCATTATCAGGAATCGCCATGAAGCGCACAGCTTCCGCAACTGCTTCGTCAGTAAATACATTCATTTTCCTTTCTCCTTGGGTTAGGGTTTTGGTGCAAGCACCGGACAACCCCCTCTTGCGAAGGGGAAGCCCGCTGATCACTCCTCTTTCAGCTCAAGC